TATTTTCAGGATAATATCCCATGTAAAAAAAGTTAGTATTTGTGTATATATTACAAAGTCCTCTCATATTAAAATAATCCATGTAATAGTGTTCATCAAAAACTGGGCTATCTTCTGCGGATATATACATTAGCCAATTTTGTGCCCAACTTGCCGCATTTAAATGAGTTAAAATTTTCAAAGAACCTCCCGAAGGAGGTTCTAGAGAATTTTGTAAATCTGGTTTCATATATATAAATGTCCTGATGTTTACATTAGGTTTGTAAATTTCACTTGGAATATGAATTATAAAACTAGTTATATACAATAAAAATTGTATCATCTTTAATTATTAATAAACCATGTTTTTAAATAATTATCAATTAGATCAAGAATATTATTTGAAAGTATTAAAACAATTAATTCTATGAACGGAAATAATATAATTATATCTACCATATACTTATAATAAATTTATGCTTAATATTAATTTAAGATTCTAGTATTGCCAATACTTTATTAATTGTAGGTATACAAACATTAACCGTTTGTGATATTCTAGCTTTAGATGGCTGCTTTAAATTTAATTTATTTTTTATTACATAAAATAAAATTCCGGCGGTTATAGATTTTGGGGTTGTACAATCTAATTTGTCTAAATTTTCCGTATAAATATTGTTACAGATGTGAATAGTTTCAAATGGAAGATTTAATAAACTACAAAACTTCACAAATGTATCATTTTCTTTTATATCTATCTTGTGTTTTCCAAGATGTTTATACGCTTTATTTTGGTTCATTATTTCCATGAATATTTTTTCTCCTTTTAAAAATCCTTTTTGATTTCCATCTGTTATATTTATAAGTTTCTGACGATCTATAGGAATATTGTTATGTATACAAGAATAATAAAGACATGCAGATATTAATCCATTTCTTACAGAAGCTCTTGTGAGTTTACCAGACTCCATGCAGGCGTGCCACATGTCTTTACAAGTGGGTAATACATTCTGATGTATACCAATTAGAGAACAGTATTGTTGAAATTTTTCCGATACTTGCCAAAATGTTTTTTGTTTATGACTAAAGGTCTGTTGTAAATGCATCCTCATTGCAAAACTATTTTTATTAAAACCCGGTATACTGCCTCCTTTATCATATGGATTATCTGATACATATAAATCTCCGCGTTGAGAAGAAATTCCAAAAGTTCCATCTTCTGATTTATAATTATTCCACTCGCAAGATTCTAACATTCTATTATTTATCACCTCTCCGCAATCTAAACAAATTTCGTTACCTTCTTTTTGATTGTATTGTTTATTAAAATGACTACAGTAAAAATATCCTGTATTACAAACTTTTCTTTCTCTCTGTACAAGATCTTCTATTTCGGACCATAGAATATCTGTAATAAATTCTGTTTCGGTCATTTTACTGTAGACTTCTTCTAATGCATAATTTATAAAGATCTTAATAATAATATTAAAACGTAATATTTAAGTAATTAATCTAATATATTTGCGTAATTAATCAAATTTAAACTTTTATATTTAAATTAAATGAGCGATATTTGTATAATTAAAAGAGAATCGTTTGAGATTAAATTAAACAAAGAAAAATCTATGTTTATTGTAAACTTAACTGCAGATGTTAAATATGATGAAAATGGATTCTCAGAATTTTTAGAATATTTCAAAAATACTTGGATATACATCCAAGAATCTTCTTTAGTTTATTATCTTTTTGTAAATCTTGGAGATTGTAAAAAAGAAAATGAATTGCCGCTTCCAGCTTACGTTAAACTTATTAAATTAATAACTGATATAAATGACATTATTATATCTCATTGTCATTGTATTTGTATATTAACAGAAGGTTCTAAAAAATGGGAAAATTGTTACAATTTTATAACAAAACTATGGTCTCCCCCGGAAAAAAGACCTCTTAAATTTACAGATAATATAAGTGAAGTCGATACATTTTTTAAAACAAATAAATTGCCAATTGTCTAAATAATTGCAGAAAATAACTATATTAAGCTATTAAAATATTATTTCAATAACTAAATGAAGATAATTACTTGGAATGTTAATGGTATTCGTTCTAGAATTTTTAATGAAAATATAAGTTCAAAGCTTAAAAAGAGTGAATTTATATTTCCAGAAGAGGCTAGTCCTATCAAGAAACTCATAGATGATTATTCACCGGATATTTTATGTATTCAAGAAACAAGATGTAGTATTAAAAATTCTGAGAAGATAACTATACCCGGATATAAGTCTTTTTTTAATGAATCTAAAATGTCTGATGCTAGAGCCGCAGACAGGTATTCAGGTACGGCTATTTTTTATAGAGAAGAAATGTATACATTAGATATTTCTACTTCTATTCCCGGATATGAAGACAACGAAGGAAGAATTATTATAATTACATTTGAAAATTTTAAATGTATAACAGTTTATGCTCCAAATAGCGGAACTAATTACGACAATAAAATTTATTTTATGGAAGCAATGATAGACTATTTAAATAATATATCTGAACCCGTAGTTTTCTGCGGAGATTTAAATGTGGCAGTTTCCACTCATTTTAATAAATCTTCGGTTCCGGAAGGCCCCGGATACTATTCTCACGAACTAAAGTTTTACACAGATTTGCAAACAATTGGTTATACCGATGCTATAAAAGATGATAACATAGTTTATACTTGGTGGGACCCTCGACAGAGAAAAGAAAATGGAATGGCAATAACTAGAAATAGAAATAAAGGATGGAGACTTGATTACTTCTTTACTAAGAATTTTAATTTTGAGCAAATTGCAAGTAAATGTCTTAAACACATTGGAGAAAATAATCAAGGAATACCTTTGGCCAGCGATCACGCCCCTGTTATACTAGAAATTAACACTAATTTTACCCGCGAGTAATTACCCAAAAACCATCTTCATACTCTTCGCGACCGGTACTTTGTGAATCATAGACTTTACTTTAGACTTAACTGTACTTCCGTGATTCATATAGACATCCATTAATACATACATAGTAAATACTATTGCAACTGTTAAATTTATCCACCACAAACTAGAATCTAATATCCCAGTTCCACAATCTTTAGTTATGCAGCATCCTTTTCCTCCTTTTGCCGACGCTAATTCATTCAATGTTGAAAACGTAATCCATGATGAAACTGCTACTAACAAAGCTAAAAACAAATTCATTTTAATCTGTGTAAATATTTTTTATTTACTTTAATTTATGTCTTCCATCCAAAAGTCTCTTAGTTTAAATCCTGTTATTCTTTTAAGACTTTCTTGTAAATCCTTTTGTTTATTTGTAAGTTTTGTTATAGTATCATCGCTAAATGTGTGTATCTTCATGTCTGTTAGAAATGAATAACTGTTTTCTACTTTTATGTACATTTTTTCTTGTAGTTGCTGATTAATGTATGTAATTTTTTGACGAAATACTTTTATTTTTTCATCTATTACGTCATTTACAAAATTAATTTTAGCAGTAATTATATCCAATTCATTTGATATTTTTTTAATTATATTAGTTTGTCGTTTAGAGTAATATTCGTTTCTTATTCTCCAAAAATGATATATTATTTCTTCGGGAGTTTCCATTTTAACTATTTCGTTTTTTTCATTGAAAACGTACATATTATTTGCAGAGACGTGACTTATTAGTTTTAATTTCTTTTCTATTTCTTTATTGTCATTCCATTCATAAATTGTCTCAAGTGGTAATTTTAGTTCAAAATGAACAGTTGTTTCTGTTGACATATTTTTATATCCATAAATTATATTATCTATTTCTAGTTTATCTAAAAATGTTTTATAGTCTTCTGTCCAGGTTCCAACTGGAAGTTCTGTAATAGTTATTACATTTGCTGTAATTTTATAAGTTCCGTGCGTTGTCCATTTGTTAAATTCTAACTTTTTAATTGATCCTGTGAAATCTTTGTACCACGGCGTCATTTCTTCAATGTCTGAGTCTTCGTTTTCTACCAATTTAAGAAGACGTTCTTTGATATCATCTGGATTAAAACAAGGGATATCTGTAGAAAAACCTGTTCCTATACCACATGCCCCGTTTATTAAGATAATAGGAAGCGTTGGAACATAAAATTTTGGTTCAATAGATTGACCGTCATCGTCTAAATATTCTATTATATCAAAATCTTCATTATTGAAAAGTTCCTTAAATTGTTTAGATAAATGAGTAAATATATATCTCGGACTGGAAGAGTCTTTTCCTCCTAGAAGTCTCGTCCCAAATTGTCCAATTGGTTCTAGAAGATTCATATTATTGGACCCGGTAAATGTTTGTGCAAGATTTATTATTGTGTCCTGAAGACTTGCTTCTCCATGATGATAGCTTGACACTTCAGAAACATAACCTGCCAACTGAGATACTTTTATTTCAGAATATAAATTTCTTTTAATACACGCAAATATTATCTTTCTCTGAGAAGGTTTTAGCCCATCTACAAGATTTGGGATAGATCTTATATTATCTGCTATAGAAAATAACACGAGTTCTTTGTTTATTAGATCTTTGATATTTACCTTTTTATTATTATAGTCAAGAGTTTCTGGACACTTAATGTTTTTAAGAATCCATTTTTTTCTAGCATCGGCTTCTGTTTTTGTAAAAGCTAAAGTAAGATATTTTTCATCTTCTTTTGTTTCATTTTTATAATTCAATGTCTTCATATCTTTAAAATATTCTTTTGCTTCGGTCGAAGTACTAGTTCCCAGCCCCTTATAATATTTAACTTTGAAACTTGAAATGTCATGTTTTTCTTTGTATCTTTTGTAATCATCTACATTATAAAATGGAATGATCTGAGATTTTTTAGATAACTTAATCACGGGTGTTACTAGAGAGGAAATAAAATCAGTCTTTAGAAGTTCTGGCCAACCATTTCCAATAAAGTTTATAATAAGACTTTTAATGTGAAATCCATCTGTATCGGCATCTGTCATTATCATAATTTTTCCATACCTTAGATCGGAAACCGAAGAATACTTCTTGCCGTTTTGAAGACCAAGTATTTGTTTAATATTGTTAATTTCTTCATTTTTAGACATCTGAGAATAACTAGCAGTTCTTGTATTTAGAAGTTTACCTCGAAGAGGAAAAACTCCGTATGTGTCTCTTCCGACAATTGAAAGACCAGAAATCGCAGTAGCTTTTGCTGAATCCCCTTCTGTAAAAATAATTGTACACATTTTAGAGTCTTTTGTTCCCGCTTTATTTGCGTCGTCTAGTTTTGGAATAATTACCCTACTAGTTTTCTTACCGTCTGTTTTTTGTAAACATTTTTTTTCCTTTGCATTAGCCAAGATTAAAACATTTTCAATGATTCCCATTTTAGAAACATTTGTGATGAAATCGTCTGTCGCGGAGAATCTACTTCCAAAATCCGAAATCTTGGTAATGTTTTTTTCTTTGGTCTGCGATGAATAAGTAGCGTTTTCAATATAACAATTGATAAATACAAAAAGATTGTCTTTGATATATTGCTGCTTAATTGTTACAGATTTGTGTTTTTCTTGAATTAACTCTGTAACTCTTTTAATCACAGGATTTATAACGTGATCTACGTGAGATCCTCCGTCAGTTGTGCTTATTCCATTTACAAATGATATACATTTAAAACCAGAATCTGAAGGAGAAATTGCTACTTGCCATCGAGGAGTCTCCTGAATAACTCGGGGACAAATTTTTTTAGGTCCTATGTATACTGAAATATATTCAGAAAAGTCTTTAATAGTTAATTTTTTATCATTAAGATATACACTTACATCTTTGTTTGTGATTGCACATATGTCAAATACGCGCCTTGTTAATATATCAAGAGTATTGTCCGTAATACCCGTAGTTCCAAACTTTTTAAAGTCTGGTTTAAATGTAATCTTTGTATAGTCGCTTTTACAAGTTGAAATTTTAGGCTTGTTAATTATACTAAGATTATTTTCAAAGGTTTGTGTATATTTTTTACCGTCTTTGGCAGTCTCAATTGTAAAGTATTCTGAAAAAATAGCCGTCAGTTTTGCTCCAAGACCGTTGAGGCCACCAGTTGTTCTTTTTTGAGAATCGTCATAATTACTAGAAGTTAAAAGATTCGCAAAAATTAGTTCTGGTATGTAAATATTGTATTCAGGGTGGATTTCAATTGGGATTCCAGAGTCATTAAATATGCTAATTTCGTCATTTTCAATTTTAACTTTTATAAATTTCATATTTTTGTTTCTTTGAATCTCATCGGCCGCATTTACCAAGATTTCGTCGAAAATTTTAAATATTCCCGGGTTCCATTTACATGATTTGAAATGAGCTTTATTATCAGTTATAATCCAACAGTCTCCCGTTGTACACTTAGTATCGCCGATATACATACCGGGCCTCGCAAGAACATGTTCTATTTGAGAATATTTTTTATAATTTTCAGCCATTATAACTGGTTATAAAATCAACTAAATTTTTAAACCAGTTATTTTTTTGTAAAATTTGGTATAAGTTTTTGTTATCAAGCATTTTTTAGATCTTCTATTAGTTTCATAATTTCTTCAGTCGTGCGAACACCTTTAAATCTTCTAGACAAGTTTTTATATTTAACTATGGTATCGGGTATGGTATAAACATCCATTTCGGTTAGCAGAGATTCGAAATTTTCGTTGTCAATTGATATGTGATAAATAATGCTTTCTGGAATATTTACTAGAACTTTATCAAGTTCAATACAAGGTATACACCATTCTGCGCCAAATCTAAAAAATACTACAACTTCCCCAAAATTAATATTATTAATAGATTTGTAATTATCTATATCTTTGATTGTAACGCCCATTAAGTTAAATATAATTTATTTTTTTAAGTTTGTATTATATTTTAAATTTATTAATATATATAAATGGTTTTTGATTTTTATCGCGTTGATTTAAGCTCGATTGTGGTTGTATTTTTAATATCTTTATTTGTTTTTTTATTTCTTAATCATAACGACCAAGAGAAAAATAATTTATTTAATATTTTGATATCTTTTTCCATTGGAGTCCTTATAAGTATATTCTATTCTTATTTTACAATAGAATCAGATGATATAATGACTACTAATTATTGGGAGTAATTGTAAATTTAAAATAAATATACTATAATAATGTCTATATCCTTATCAAGATTTAATCCTAAAAAGATAGAAGAAAAAAGAATATCCGGTTCTGGTCCGGCTACGTGCGTTTTTATTGGAAAAAGAGGTACAGGAAAAAGTACTCTTGTAGCGGATATATTATATCACGTTAAAAATATTAATGCAGGGGTTGCAATCTCTGCAACAGAAGATGGTAATGCATATTATTCTAAATTTATACCAGATATTTTAATTCATAGTGAATATAAACCAGAAATTATTCAGCAGGTTATAAATAGACAAAAAAGAGTTATAAATTCTTCTAAAAAAAATACAGATGGAGATGTATTTGTCCTCCTAGATGATTGTATGTACGACAAGAGAATGGTGAGAGATACAAATATACGCGGTATTTTTATGAACGGAAGACATTGGAGAATTACTTTTTTATTGACTATGCAATATTGTATGGATTTACCCCCCGATCTTCGGGCAAATATAGATTATGTATTTATACTCAGAGAGAATATAATACAAAATCAGGAAAAACTTTATAAAAATTTTTTTGGCATTTTTCCTCATTTTAGTGTATTTCAAGATGTACTAAATAGTTGTACAGAAGGTTATGACTGTTTAGTACTTGATAACACATCAAAAAGTAATAATATACAAGACTGTGTTTATTGGTATAAAGCAAAACCAAATAGAACATTTAAAATAGGTTCAAAAGAACTTTGGAAATATTGTGAAAAAAAATATGATAGAAATAAAGCCAAAGATACAGATGATTATGATGAGAAAAAACTCAAAAAGAAAAATACTCCGAGCGTAACGGTTAAAAAACTAAAAAAATAAATCTAAAATAATAAAATTGGTCTGTTTTCTCTGTTTATGTATATATTTTTAAGTGTATAATAATTGTGTCTCATCTTTTTTTTCTTTGGAAAAACAGTTCTTTTTATAAATCTTTTAAAAAATTTTAACATTATAGACTGTTCTAAATAAATTTTATTAGTTATATCATAGAACATTTTGTTAACTGTATTATTGTTATTGTTTTCTTTCATTGTTCTATTTCTAATTATTAATTGTAGAATATCCGGATTATCCATTTGAGGTTATACTATTTAAAAATAATATTAATTTAAATAAATAACTCGAAAATTATTTGTTTTCTTCGTTCGTAACATTCTTCTATTATATCAATTGCGTGTTTATGAGTATTACACGGCACGGAATTAATGAAAAGTATTATATCATCTTTCCTTATTCCATTTATATAACAATTTTCACTTTTTTTTAAATCTAATACCTTAACTCCCGGCGAGTTACAATTATTCGTTATTGTTATACCAGGGGGGATATTATTTTTAAAATCTATAACAATAGTTTTTGTTATTTTTTCAATATTTTCGTCAGTCGGCGAATTATTTATACTATCAAATTCTCTATCTAATTTTAATTCATATGCCGGCATTTTACATATAGGACACACTGGATTCGTAGATAACCACTTTACAATACAATTATAACAATAGTGATGCATACACGATCCGACGCAGCTATTTTTAATTAAATTGTAACATATTGGACATTCCATTATATATAAATAATATTATGTTTCCCTTTTATTTTTTTGAAATGAATTGTTTTAATTAATTTATTATACGAAAAAGATTTCATTAGTTTATTTTGTAATTTTGTTCTCACAGAATAACTTTTAAGCCTTTTGCATAACTTTTTAAATTCTTCTTGGTTGTCCACAGACATGTTTATATAAATAATAGAACTTAAGTACATAGATAATATACCTCCATTCTTAAATGTGTTTAATACATCGGGTTCCATTATAACCGGTATTATAATTTTATTTCTATTCACTGCATAGTTCCATTCTTTATAGCAATTATCATTTATTTTGTTATATTTAACTGCATTATTTATTTTATTGCAATATTCTTCCGTTAGGCATACTATAAAAACTTTACAATTATCTATTGCATTCATTATAGAATTGTCTATGTCTCTTCCCATATCATATTCGTCGAACCAAGTATTATACCCAAAATTTTTAAGTTTGTCACATAATTTCTTGCATCTTTTATGGTTATCTCTTCCTAAAAGATCTTTTTTCCAAGCATGGGATATAAAAATATCTTTTTTAGACATTTAAAGTTATATTAGATTTTAAAATACATGTTTAAATGTATAAAATAGATAAACTTTTAAAAATACCTCAATATGAGCAAAGATCAGACATGT